TTTCCTGCAGCACCTCCACCACCAACAACCAGTGTTAATTGTGTGTTTGCTGTAGAACTAAAGGCCCTTGAAGACACAAGCCTGTAACCACCACCTGCACCACCAGCACCATAAATTTGTGCACCACCGCCGCCACCAAGTATGAACACATTGTAGATAGACGGCACAACGGCGGATCCACCGGTCGGGGTCACGGTAGGAACTGTTAAATAATGGGTTCCTGCTGTTCCGTTTGCATAATTTTTCAAAGACCAGGTAGTAAAGCTTGTACTAGAGGTGGTAACTTCACCTACCGCGTTTGCAGCCCTACAGCGTACATAATATATAGTTCCAGCTGAAAGTCCTGTAAAGTTGTAATAAATAGACTGCGATTGACCGGTTACTGTTCCGTACGTCACAGAACTGTATGAAGAAAAATTAGATGCAGTTGAATAATCAAAATAAACGGTTGTCAGATTACCATTTGCACTAACGGTGGCATTAAACGTAGCTATACTTTGGTTGAAGTTTGTGCTTGCATTAATTGTTGCGTCAGGTAAAGACCCTACAGAAGACGCATATACGCCACGTCGTATAGGCATTATGCACTCAAATCCCCGATTAGAATGTAAGTATCGTAGTTGATTGTCATAATAGAAGCAGCTGAATAACGAGCCCTAAATTTTAAACCAGGAGTGCCGTTACCGACGACTCCGCTTCCTGTAAAAACTACAGTTACTTGTCCGGTGCCTAATTGAATCATGTCAACAGATTGACCAATAAGTAAAGCAGTAGAAGCGTCAACGGTAACAGTAATTGGGCTGGAATTGTCCAATGTGATCATTTTGCCAGCATCACTTGTTAAAACTGTATAGGTAGTGCCTGTTTGGCTATTGATGACCTGCTCGCTTGCAAATGTTCCACTAGCTCCCGTAGGGCCGGTTTCTCCTTGGGGGCCAGTCATGCCTTGTGGTCCTGTAGGACCTGTAGGACCTGTAGGGCCGGTTACGTTAGAAGCCGCACCTGTGGGTCCGGTAGGTCCTGTTGGCCCTGTTGGACCTTCTACAGTAGAGGCAGCACCGGTTGGTCCAGTGGGTCCAGTAGCACCTGTTAATCCTGCAGGGCCAGTCGGTCCAGTCGGTCCAGTAACCGTTGAATCCGCACCAGTAGGACCCGTCGCACCCGTAGGACCAATGGGGCCCGTATCTCCAGTTGCACCAGTTGGGCCAGTGGGGCCTTGCGCCCCAGTTGCACCTGTTGGACCTGTTTCACCCTGAAGACCAGTAGCCCCAGTCGGACCGGTTGGTCCAGTCGGCCCGGTTGCCCCCGTAGGACCTGTATCTCCAGTCGCTCCAGTAAGACCTGTTGAACCAGTCGGGCCTGTTGGTCCGAGAGCGCCCGTGGGACCTGTACTTCCAGTCGGACCTGTTGGCCCCGTATTCCCAATGGGCCCCGTAGCTCCTGTGGGACCCGTAGGGCCAGTAGAACCCGTCGGGCCCGTGTCTCCTGTTGCACCCGTTCCTCCTGTTGGGCCGGTAGGGCCTGTTGGGCCCGTAACTGTAGAAGCAGCACCTGTAGGACCTGTTGGACCCTGTGGACCAACGCTATCCGTGCCGACGACCGTAATCTGAGCTGTCGTAATGGCACCATCGATAACTTCCTGCCTTGTGACTGTTATGTCAAAAGAAGCCATGGGGTTACCAGGTTACGTCTGGAAGAACAATAAAGTTCCCGGACAAAACGGTCGTAATTACACCCGAAGCATTCTCCTGAAGGTCCCAAACATATGTTTGCTGGTTGTTGTAGTTATTGAGTGTTTCCGTAGTGGCGGCACTCATGGTCATTGTTATTTCTCCAGCAGCACCGTCTGTAACTGTACAAACAAATTCAGCAGAAGCCGATGGAGAACGATATGTTTGACGAACTTTAGCGGAGTAGGTTCTGCCGGTTATATTGATTGGTGTAGTGCCATCGGACGTCATTGTTACGACGACACTAACAGTATCGCCTTTTGTGATAACAAGGTCTTGTTCCGCCGGTGTAGCCATTTAGTAGATCATCACCGTAACAGTAGGGGTTCCAGCAGCAATCATCTTAAGAGTAACGGCACCACCGTTCCAAGGGCCCGTAAAGACTGATTGGTAATCCACGGCATAACAATTGTCGCCTTCTACGGTTGGTGTAGGTATCGTTTGTCCGGGATTACCAAGCGTAAAGTAGATGGGGTGATGGTTTGCGGTGACAGCAAAAGCAATAGTTTTACCGGGTGCGGTAAGCGTAATCGTATCAACTTGGCCATTGACCATCGTGATCGTCTTTGCGTTGGAAGCTGTGTATGTGGCCATTTACTTCTTCTTGTTGGTGTTCATTGAATATTGACGCTTTGTTCCACCCTCAAGATGGCCCAGGTCCTTAATGATAGCATAGTGCATCTTGTCAGCAAGTTCTTCTGACATGTCACGCTGCAAGCTCATTTCCCTGTCGCGAGCTTCTCGATTCTTCTTCTGAATCTCTTCTAGGAGTCGCTTTCCTTTTTGCCAGTCGCCTTCAATTAACTTGACAATAAGCGAATGGTCGCAGCGAGGTCCGCTGCAGGCAATGTATGGAGTGTTGTGTTCGTCGACTAGCCACACTTCAAACTGTTGTGTCATGGGGTTAAACATGACGCTGGCGGAGGGATCTCCACGCCAGCCTGATTCATCGCCCTTGCGAATACGCTCGGCAATGTTATAAACATCCAAGGAGATCTCGGCCCATTGGTCGGCTCCAGGAATGTGTTGAGAGATTAGGTCGCTAGCTCTGTTCATAATCCTCCATAGTAGTTGTTGCCCGGGTGGGTGAAAGGAGAGAAAGCCCCACCCAGGCAAACACCTATGCGCCGAATGCGAAGATTCGAACCACTACAGCAGAAACGTCTGTGGTGCTAGGAACTTCCGCAAGTGCGGCTCCATCTGTTGTTGTGTCAACCCAGAACAACTTTACCTTTGGTGCGGTTGTTGATCCGTCCCATGCAGGTACATAGCCGTCTTGGGTGACTGCCCAAATAAAGTCAAGTCGGTTTAGACCGAGGGAGGTAAGCGAAATAGCTTCTCCCCCGGTCGCGTACGACGAGTCAAATGTGACGGTTGCTGTCACAAACTTACGGTTGCCAGGAACTTCCGGACCCGTAACGATACTTACCGATGCTGCCATTTAGATCGTGGTCTCCGTGAGGTCCTCGATCACAAAGTGGCTGTTGCGCTGCTTACATGCAAGTTCTGCATAGCAGGTCAACGTTGCTTCGTAGGCGTCAATGTCTGGCTTACGGTTCATCACTGCACCGTCGAGGTCCATGAACTGCCAGCCTTCTCCAACTTGGTGCCAAACGAGCGACTCAGGGTTGATACCGTAGAGGCGGTTGTTCGGGCAGTCGAAGTCTGCGTACAGAACGGTTGGGCCTTCGTCGCCCTGACCTGAAACTGATGGTGAGTAGTACTGAATGCCTGCGTAGCCACCCTTGAGCTCGGTCTGCTCCATGTTGCGCTTCAGCGACAGGAACAAGTTGGCAACTGACATGTGGACACCTTCTGAAGAAACGAGAAGTGTTGGCTTCTTGCCGCTGTTGATAAGGGTCTTCATGATTGAGCCGGTGATAAGGGTTTCGGTCACTGCACGGTTTGTTCCACCGTTGCTGTTGACGTATGCCTTCCACTTTGGCTGGCTTGCTGGGTCGATGGTGTGAAGAACTGCGGTGTCGTCGACGATTGTCTGAACACCTGTCAATTCGATCTGACCGTCGCCTGGCTGGCCCGTGTTGCTAGAAGCTCCACCTGCACCTGTACGGAAGATGAAGTGTGAAGACGAGGTGGTTACAGCAGCACCTGAAATGGTGACTGTCTTGTTTGTCTCGTCTACAGAGGTAATGGTACGAGCAGAAGCAACAGTGGTTGGCGATGCTACGGTACCAATGTCAACAACCATGCCACCGTCAAAGAAGAGGTTGCGGAGTGCTGTTGAACCGGTTGATGCTGCCAAAACAACTGTTGTTGCGCTTGATGTGGTGCCGCATTGTGCAATAACGCCGTTTGAGGTGCCCCAAAGCTGACGGTTAACGTCCTTCATTGCGTCACGACGGATACCGCTCATTTCTGCATCGAGTGCATCAACGAAAGCGCCACGGTCTGTAACTGCCTGACGGATGGTTGGACCGGACAATTGAATACGGCCGTAAACGTACCTTACTGGTACTGGGACCGTTGCATACGCCTGGTTGCCTGCGGTTGGGAGAGTGCCATTTTCTCCGCGAGCGCCAACACCGGACGAACGTCCGAGGTGGATTGCGTGACGGGCGATACGGCCTGTAACGGTGTCGCGGCGCGTTTCGATCTGCGAGAGAAGAAACGTGGCCTGGTTAAGTTGGTCGATGTAATCCTTGTAGTCGTCCTTCAGGATTGCATCAACTGTGGAAAGGCTTGCTGCCATGATAATTATTCCTTAGTTGTGTGGTTGGATTGAATGGTTTGACCCACTACCCGGCGGTCCCTAGTTCTCCGAACATCGGGGCGCTTGGCTCCTGCCAATGTGCCATCGTGGTGACTATGTACATCTGACCAATCCAGGACAGATACTTATATGATATACGCAACTAGTGCGTTGTCAAGTAACCTAGAGACCTTGTTGGTTCAAACGAGCCATTGCTCGATCTCTAGGAGACATGTTTGAAGTATTCATAACTGGTGCCATACCGTTAGGTGCGGTTGATGGCATACCTGCTGATGGATTCTGACGACGCTGCACGATTGCTTGTGCTTGCGAAAGGATCTGATTTTCAACATCCGAAATAGCTGCACGAAGATCAAGGTCGTCACGTTGTTGTGCTGCAGAGATAGCAGCGATTGCAAGTGGGCTGTTAGGGTCGTAACCGGCATCCATGAGTGTTTGCTCGATCTCAACTTCGTACTGTTGTACAACTTGCTCATGCTGGAATGCGGCCATTCGCTCTTCAACAACCATTGCAACCTGCTCAGGAGTTAAACCTGCTTGGCGGCTGTCGTTAATAGCTTCCTGATAAACCTCTTGTTGGCTTTGACCCTGACTGTTTACGCCAGCGATTTCGTAGAATCGTTCTCCTGCAAGGGTTTTGGCGTTGTCAATCATCCACTGAACGGCAGCATCTTGATCACCAGAAGCCCAAGCCTGAGCGAATCCCTGAACAGCTGCAGCGTCGTCTGGGTGCATTTGGTCAAACACCTGACGAATAGGCTTATAGCGCTCTCGTTCCTTAATTCGGTCCTGCACCTCTGAACGATAACGCTCTTCCCAGTTAACGTCACCGACTGGTGCCGAATCTGCTACTGGTGCTTCTGGTGTTGAATCAGTGACGTAATCAGAGAAGTTTGTCTCTTCGATCTCCATTTACATTCCTTCCATTGGGTTCATTCCACCCATCATAGGTGGTTGCTGTGTCATTCCTGGCATAATTCCGCCAAGATCTTGTTGGGCCATCATCGACCCTTCTTCCATCTCCATCGCTTCTTCTGAAGCCATATCCATTTGTGGAATTGGTAAACCGGTTCCAGCCTGCAGTGCAGCCATAACGCCTGGGTCTTGAATCTCACCCATAGCGGCTTGATCTGCCTGAGCCATTGTGGCGGCCATTTCGTTACTCATGTACTGCATGTGAGCCATGACGTGCATGTCGATAATTTGCTTGATCTGTGGATCTGCAAGTTCGTATGCTGGTGTCTTCCGCTCTGCGTTGTGGATAGCAACGTGAATGTCGTGAACGTCGAAGTCTTCTGGAATAACAGGAACACCCTGCATAAGTAGTCCATTTTCCCATTCGGCTTTTGCGGCGTCTGGGTCTTGTTGGGAAAGGAACTGCTTTGGATCCGGTAGGTCGAGCATCTTGGTCAAAGAACGGGCGTCTACATTCTGGAATACTAATGGGAACTGCTGCGCAAGGTTTGAAATAATAGACTGCGTTGCAATCTTGCTCCGTGGCATTGTAGCGTCCATAGGTACGATTACTACGGGACGCTCATCAATGTCTTTTGCGTTCCAGGAAACCTGATGAGGAACACCCTGTTCTGTAACAACAATTACTTTTCTCGTAATTTCGTTAGACTCGGCATTCATCCGGTACAGCAACAGCGTCATTTCGGCAATCTTTGCCCATCCATGAGACTGGTCTTTAGCCATTGGTCCAAGAGGGGTATCGTCCTTCTCCGCTAACAACGACAAAGCAAGACCGCTATTTCGGTCTCCGGGTGCTTCACCACGGGTTGTCTGGTGGGTGTGGAAGATATCGTCCAACTCCATCTCAAGCTGTTGCGCTTCACCGGAAATCCAACGAGGCACCTCAGGTGCGGTCTGCCAGTGCGGTTCACCAATTTCGCTGTTGTACTCAAGGGTATCGGCAGGATCAATCGTAATGCTGTCGGCGTCATCAACAGACCCAGCAGGAATCATCAAACGGGCATTAGCCGCCTTACGCATGTGTTCAAGAATTGTTGAACGAGCACGGTTGTATGCGTACTGAACATCGCGAGCAGGGGTTAAAAGCGTGTGACCTACCCAACTGTTAGGGATTTTGTTCTGACGGAAAAGAGCGATATTAAGGTGCTTAAACGGAAATGGCCATTGGTCTTCCTGCAATACAACCTTGCCATTAACTACGTGAACCACGCATCCCGGACCGCGCGAGGTGGGGCGTTCGTAGTAAACGTAGACGAGGGTTGTTTTGGGCGGAGCGCCACCAGGGCGACGAAGAAGGATACTGCGGTGGCGGCTAGAAAGCATAGCTTCAGCATCAGCCTGAGGAACTTCTTCGAGTCCATAAATCTCCTGTACTTGTTCTGGTGGAAGGCTAGTGCAGCGCAACCACCAACGGGCATCTTTTTCGTTCTGCGAACCTGGTTCAATTGTAAATTCGTTGATCCCAAGAGGTGTAAGCCTAATTCCGCCGGTAGGTACAGAAATCTGAGAAATAGGATCAAGCATATAGTCTTCGCCTCTGTCGGGGTCCCAATCAACAGCGATTGCGCTTGCTCCACCAAACAGGGTCTGCAGAAGAGCCATCTCCCTGATGTTCTCCCAGTCGTTGTGCTTTTGTTCTGCAAACAAGATCTGTTCTTGCAAACGCTGGCGACGCATAGACGAATCGTCCATACCGCTAGGTTGAACTTCCCAGATTAACTCAGATCTAGTAAGACGGGCAAGAAGGCTGCGAGTACGAGGCCCATACTTATCAATAGTGATACGGGATCCACGTTCAGCTTCATTAGCGTAATCTAACTCCTGCACGATATTTCGAGTAAAGTCCCACCAAATCCACTGGTGTGAAGCGTAATAGGAAGCGTTCATCCAGTAATCGCGACGTTCTTTAACGAGATACTGGTCGGCTTTTTGCCACATACTTACAACATCTGCGGCAGATGGTGGTGACCAGGGTTTCATGGTGCCACACCTTCAGATGGAATTCTCCAAGAGCTATATCCATCGTCTTTCTTCTTTTCTTTAGCAGTAGTAGTTTGTTTCTTCTCTGCTCGAACCATTGCTGTGAAATCGCCCGTATGTCGTGAAATAACCATCTGTGTCAATCTCCGGTTCTCTCGAACCAACCAAATTATGACACCAAGAAGACCAAGGGCCACAACTGACAATACTATCATTTCTTGGCCGCCTTTGGTGCCTCCACCTTGAAGGTCTTAGTTGCTGGTTCCGATTCGGGAGCAGCAGGGATAGATTGAACAACGCGGAGTGCCGCCTCAAGTTCTGAAATACGAGCAGACAACTCTACATTCTTGCCGGTTAGGGACTGAACCGTATCTGCAAGCATTGCGTTAGATCCGTATCCGACAATCTCTAATCCACGCGAATCGATGACCATTGACGCCATTTCTACCGCGCAGTCAGCACAAATGTAGATTCTTGTTACAGCAGATGGGTTTGGGTCGTCAGGAGAGTTTACCCCATCAAGGTCAATACCTGTATCAATGGTAGGTAGGTTGACGCTGCGGCAAGACCAACAGCACCCCGGTAGATATAGATAGTGATCAACTCTAAGCATTACCAACTCCTTGGTTTCTTTTTGGCGGACTTATCCAGCTTCTCCATATATTTCTGAACACGACCTTCTGCACCTGCAGCATACTTCTTAAATGTGCGTTTCTGGACCTCAAATGGTCGACAGCCTAAAAGATATCGCAGTGCGTCGACTGCGTGGTCTTCATCTTTGGTATCCAGGTCTTCTGGGTTTCCATGGGCGTGGCGCATCATCGGCAAGGTGCGAATTAAATTGACGCAATTGTCAAATATCTTCAGACGAACCACCTGGTCAACAGGGCTGGGTGCTAGATACCGACGAACATTCTGCCAACCGCCAATACGCTGGTTCTTTGCTCTTGTAAGAATAACGCCGTTTGTGTGGTACTGCCCAGCCACTGTCGTGCCGGTTCCCGATGTGTTGTTAAACATCGATGGGTCACCAACGGTCATAGAGTAAGTTTCTGCTCTTTCTTCATGAGATACAGATAGCCGTTTGATAGTCCGGGCCTGCTCCGCTGCAGTGAGATTTTTAGCATAAGCCTCCCGATATATATACATAGTGCCATCTGCCGGGTCGACCGCGCCCCAGAGGCAGCAAAAAGGGTTGGCTGTTCCGAAGTCAATACCTCGATATTTTTGCCACGAATCCGGTATTGGGAACGGGGGAACAACGTGTAGGTCGC